TGCGCAGCGGCGGCATGCACACCACGTCCGACTTCGCCAGCCTGCTGGGCAGCGTGGCCAACCGCCGCCTGCGCGCGGCCTATGAAGAAAGCGCCAGCACCTACCAGGCCTGGGCACGCCGCGCCCCCAACGCGCCCGACACCCGCAACATAAACGTGGTGCAGCTCTCGGGCGCACCCGATCTGCTGCAGGTTAATCAGGCCGGTGAATACACCTACGGCACCTTGGTCGACGGCGAGGTCAGCTACAAGGTCGTCAAGTACGGGCGCATCGTGTCAGTGACCGAAGAGGCCATCATCAACGACGACCTGCGCGGCTTTGACCGGCTGCTGAGCGCGTTCGGCTTTTCTGCCTCTCGCCTTGAAAACCGCCTGGCATATGCCCAGCTGGTTGGCGCCGACTACAGCGCACCCAACGGCAACTTGCAAACCGGCGCACCTTCTGCACTTCAGGCCAGCTCGCTGGCTGTCGCGCGCACCGCCATGCGCAAGCAAAAAGGCCTGGGCAACGAGCTGCTGAACCTGGCCCCCGCTTACCTGATCGTGCCGGTTTCGCTTGAGCAAACCGCCTACCAGCTTACGAGCAGCAATTTCGTGCCGGCCACCACTAATGCGATCAACGAGTTCCGGGCCGGTGGGCGCACCGCTGTCGAGCCCATCGTCGAGCCGATTCTCGACGAAACCAGCGCCACGGCCTGGTATGCAGCCGCCTCCAGCGGCGCGGTTGACACCGTTGAGTATTGCTACCTCGACGGCGCAGAAGGCCCCACGGTCACCAGCAAAAGCGGCTGGGAAGTTGATGGCGTTGACATCAAGTGCAAGCTGTGGTTTGCCGCCCAGACGGTCGACTTCCGTGGCCTGCACCGGGCCAACGGCGCCTGATTGCCTGCAGAGACTGGCACCGCGCCAGTCTCTGTGACCCACCCCAAATTACACGAGAAACACCCCCATGAAAAACTTTGTACAGACGGGCGCCACGCTCACCATCACCCCCACCGTGGCCGTGGCCTCTGGCGTCGGCTTCCTGGCCGGCGCGGGCCTGTTTGGCGTTGCCACCGCAGCCGTGGCCAGCGACACCCCTGGCGAATTTATCACCGAAGGCGTGGTGGAAATTGCCAAGACCAGCGCCCTGGCCATCGCTGTCGGTGCGCGGGTGTTTTGGATCCCCGGCAGTGCTGCTGTCAACGTCACCGCCACCGCGCAGGTGTGCGTCGGCATTGCAGTGGCTGCAGCCGCCAATCCATCGCCCACGGTGAAGATCAAGCTGGGCGCCTACCTGCCAGCAGGCACCTAACCGCGCGCGGCGTCAACCAGGCATCGCCATGCTCGCCCCCTTTGCCGCCATCGAACAGCGGGTCAACGATGCGACCATGCGGCGCCTGTCCAACGCGGTGGCCACCGCCACCACCAAATTCGGCGAGGTGCTCACCCTGCCGGTCATCTTCGACAACGGCTATGAGTCCGCCCTCAATGGCTTCGCCGAGTCCAGCGGCCCGAGCGCCTTGGCGCAAAGCGCGCTGGTGCAAGACCTGGCCCATGGCAGCCTGATCGAGATCAGCGCGCGCACCTGGGCCATTGTCGAGATCCAGCCCGATGGCACCGGCATGACCCGGCTTTTGCTGGAAAAGGCCGCCTGATGGCCACCGTTTTTGCCCAGATCACAGGCGCCATCGTGGCCGCTCTGGCGGCTGCGCCTGCTGTGTCTGCGCAGATTCACCGCAGCCGGGTTCGCCCGCTGTCTGCTGACTGGACCACCGCCGTGGTGGTCACCCCGCAAAGCGCCGAGCTCGACCGCTTGGCCATTCGGGGCGCCCCCATCAACCTCGAATCGCAGATCGAAGTGGTTTGCTTTGCCCGCGCTGCGCCTGGGCAGTCGCCAGATGTGGCGGTTGATGCGCTGCTGTCTGCGGTGTATGCCCGCCTGGTGGCAGACCCAACGCTCGGCGGGTTGGCGCTCGATCTGGCGCCGGCCCGAATCTCTTACGAATTCGATGCAGAGGCCGAACAGGTGGCCAGCGTCACCCTCGCCCTGACCGTGCGGCACCAGGCTGCCGCCCTCACTCTGGATCCACCATGACCCGCTACATCCGAAACACCGCCATATTGGCCAAGATCGAAACCACCGAGGGCACAGACTCGGTGCCCACCGGCTCGGCCAACGCGCTGTTGGTGTCTGACGTGTCCATCAACGCGCTCAACGCGCAAAACGTCGAGCGCGATCTTCTGCGGCCCTTCTTCGGCGGCAACGAGCAGCTGGCTGGCCCGTCGTTCAAAGAGGTCAGCTTCACGGTGGAGCTGGCCGGCAGCGGCACCGCTGGCACAGCGCCCGCCTGGGGGCCTCTGGTGGAGGCCTGTGGCTTTGTTGGCAGCGGCGCAGCAGGATTTCGCCAGTTTGCCCCCGGCACCCCGGCAAGCCAAAAGAGCTGCACCATCTATTATTTTGATGACGGTGTGCGCCACCGGCTGCTCGGCGCAAAAGGCACCTTCACCCTGAGCGCCGGCGTCGGGGAACGGCCCACGCTTGCCTTCACTTTCCAGGGCCTGGATGGCGGCGACACCGCAGTGAGCAACCCTGCGGTAACCCTCACCGCATTTCGCGCACCGCTTGTCATCACCGATGCCAACAGCGGCGACGTACGCATGGGCGGCACCTACGCCACGGGCGCTGTCACCAGCGGCACGGCCTACACCTCGCGCGGGCTTGAGCTCAGCCTGGGCAACACCGTCTCGTTCACCCCCTTGCTTGGCGGGGAGTTCATCGACCTGTCGGCCCGCGCTGTCACCGGCACGATCCAGATGAACCTTACCGCCATCGAGCAGGTAGAGCTGATGACCGCTGTGAAATCCAACGCCCTTAGCTCCATGAGCCTTGAGCACGGCAGCGCGGCGGGCGCCATCGTGGGCGTGTTCATGGCCGCTGTGCAGCTGAGCAACCCAACACAGCAAGAGGTCAACGGCCGGCGCTTGATCGGGTTTGAGCTAAGCAGCGTGCCCCTGGCCGGCAACGACGACCTGATCATCTACACCAAATAAGGCGCGCGCATGTTCAACCTTACCCCCGCGCCCACCTTCAAAGCCGCCATCGGCTTGTCTGTGCCCGGCGTTTCCCAGCCGCTTGAAGTCACCTTCACCTTCCGCCACAAAACCCGCACAGCGGTGGTCAAGTGGACCGAGGCCTATGTGGCAGACCCAAGCGCCGAAACGCTGAAGCAAGTCATTGCAGACTGGGATTTGCGCAAAGACGGTGAACCTGTGCCCTACAGCTTCGCCGCGCTGGCCGAGCTGCTGGAGGCCTACACCCCCGCCCGCCTGGAGATCAGCGACGGCTATTTGCTGGAGTTGACCAGGGCCAAACGAAAAAACTCCTAGAGGCTGCCAACCGGCTGATCAACGGATGTACCGACACCGAAACTCAGGAAACCGCGCTGGCAGCCTTCGGACTGAAACCCGAGGCGCCCCTGGCCGCGCCCGCGCTCGACCTGTGGCCGGAGCACTGGCCAGCGGTGCGCCTCTTTGCGGCCGCGTCCACGCAGATGAATGTGGGCATGAGCGGCGTGGTGGGCCTGCGCTACGAGGCACTGGGCGTGCTGCGCGAAGCGCATGGCATACCCGCTGCCGACTGGCCCGAGGTGTTCGATTGCCTGCAGGTGATCGAGCGGCGCGCGCTGGAGCTGTGGCGCGAGCAAGCCAACCGCAAGAGGTGACACATGCTGCTCGGTAACGCTTCCTCACAAGCCCGGATTCGGATCACAGCCGAAGACCGCACGGCCGCCGGGCTCAACTCTGTGCAGAGAAACCTTAGCGGCTTGGGCACAGCGGCGCGCAATGTCGCTGGGTTAATCGCCGGCATCGGCTCCGTTGCAGCCCTTGCTTCGCTCACCAGCCTGGTGCGCAATACCGCAAACTACGCAGACCAGATGAGCAAGCTGTCGCTGCGTGCCGGTGTCACCAGCGAGGCCATCAGCGCGCTGGCCTACGCTGCTCGCCTCAACGATGTGGACAACGAGCAGCTGGCAAAGGGCCTGCGCGAGCTGGGCAACGACGCCGCCGAGGGCGGCAAGAAGCTGACTTCCCTTGGTATTTCCCTCACCGACGCCGGTGGCAGAGCCAAGACCAGTGATGCCCTCCTGATGGATGTGGCAGACACCATTGCCGCCATTGAAGAGCCTGCAAAGCGCGCTGCGGTGGCAGCCAAGCTGTTTGG